ATGAACAAGTCGAACAGCAAACAGGCTGCAGATACGCCAACCGTGCGCTGCGCCATCTACACCCGAAAGAGCACGGACGAGGGACTGGAACTGGATTTCAACACGCTCGACGCCCAGCGTGACGCGGGCGAGAACTACATCGCCAGCCAGAAGAGTCAGGGCTGGGTGTGCCTGGCCGATCGCTATGACGATGGCGGCTTCTCCGGCGGGACGGTGGACCGGCCCGCGTTCCAGCGGCTGATGGCGGATGTCGAGGCCGAACGCATCGACTGCATCGTCGTCTACAAGATCGACCGCCTGTCGCGCAGTCTGATGGACTTCGCCAGGATCATGGAGACGCTGGAACGGCACGGGGTATCGCTGGTCAGCGTCACCCAGCAGTTCAACACGACCAGTTCGATGGGCCGGCTGACGCTGAACATCCTGCTCAGCTTCGCCCAGTTCGAGCGGGAGATCATCTCGGAGCGCACGCGGGACAAAATCGCCTCGGCCCGACGCAGGGGTAAGTGGACCGGTGGAGCGCCGGTGCTGGGCTATGACCGGATGCGGGACAACCGTGGCACGCGGCTGGTCGTCAATGAGGAAGAGGCGAAGCGCGTTCGCACTATCTTCGGCAAGTACCTGGAACTGCAGTCTATCCTCCAGACCGTCCACTGGCTGGATGCCCGGGGCTGGCGGAACAAGCAGTACACCACGAGCAAGGGCGTGCCTCGCGGCGGGAAGGATTTCGACAAGTCGACACTGCTGAAACTGCTGACCAACCGGCTCTATCTCGGGAAGATTATCCACAACGACCAGTGTTTCGACGGCGAACACGAGGCGATCGTGGACGAAGATCTGTTCGGCCGCGTGCAGGGCCAGCTCGCCCGCAACCGCAACAGCGGGGGCAAGTATCAGCGGAACAAGTATGGGGCGCTGCTCAAGGGGCTGGTGCGCTGCCGGCACTGCGGCTGTGGCATGAGCCACCACTACGCCTCGCGCGGCCAGCGCCGGTATCGCTACTACGTCTGCCAGACCGCACAGAAAAAGGGCTGGTCGTCGTGCCCGTACCCGTCACTGCCCGCGGGCGAACTGGAACAGTTCGTGGTCGAGCGGATCAAGGAGATGACCGGCGACAGAAATCTGCTGAAAGACGTGATCACACGGGCCGGCGAACAGCTCAACCGCGAGACGCAGGACCTGGTGCAGCGCCGCAAGCTGCGCGAGAACCGGGCGCGACGCATCAGCGAAGACATCAACGATCTGACCCGCAGCCCCGCCATGCATGCCACGCCTGGGGTGGCGGCCGAACTGGCCCGCCTTCAGGACGAACTGGTCGAGGTGGAAAAGGAGATCGGAGAACTGAATCGACAGATAGTGGACCTGCAGCACCGGATGATCGACGAAGACGAACTGACCGGGGCACTGGAGGCGTTCGACCCGATGTGGGACCGGCTTCGACCGGATGAGCGCGCGCGTCTGATCCATCTGCTCGTGCAGTGCATCGAGTACGACGGGGCGAACGACGAGATCGCCATCACCTACCACCCGGCGGGGCTGCAGGCCTTTGCCGAAATGGAGACATGCCATGCCTGAACCCCCGGAACCCCCGGAATTCTCCGCAACAGGAGTCACCCAGCGCCATTCGCTCAAGTTCATCCGTGAACACAACGCCCGTCGCGCCGTGCAGCAGGTCGTCGAGGAAGAATCGATCGAGGCGGAACCCGGCCGGATGCCACGCGTCACACGCCTGATGGCACTGGCGCTGCGGTTCGAGCACCTGCTGCAACGCGGAGCCGTCCGCGATCAGGCGGAACTGGCTGAACTCGGTCACGTGACCCGGGCACGGGTGACGCAGATCATGAATTTCCTGCACTTGGCCCCGGACATTCAGGAGGCGCTGCTGGCGCTGCCGCGCGTGCAGGCCGGGCGCGACCCGATCGTGGAACGCCAGATCAGGCGAATCGCGGCTGAAGTGGACTGGCGGCGGCAGAGGGCGATGTGGCAGGAGGTGGGGGTCCGGGCGGACCGGGATGTGGAAAACTCACGGGCGGGGCTTGACGCACAGCATGGGCGTTTAGTATAAAGTTGACGATCTAGACATGCGGACGACCAGACACTATAAAGACGGGATGAACCAATGGCCGGCAACCCGGAATTCGGAAGACGGATACGCCAGCTCCGGGAGGCCAGGAAGAAGGACGACCCCAACTATTCTCTGCGGAAATTCGCGGAGGCCGTTGGCGTCAGCCCGACCTTCCTGAGCAAGGTGGAGACGGGCGAGTTCGCCCCACCCGCCCCGAAGCGGATCAAGAAGATGGCTGAACTGCTGGACATCGACGCCGACGAACTGCTTGCACTGGCCAACAGGGTCGATCCGGACCTGAAGGAGATCATCCAGGACCAGCCCAAAGCCATGGCGGATTTTCTCCGAACGGCTCGCGACCTGAACCTGAGCGACGAGCAATTGCGGAAACTGACCGAGCGGCTTCGCCGCCGACAGGACTGAATTGAGGTAACCGGATGGACGTGAAGTTTCTTCCAGAAGCGCATATCGAGCGGGCTGCCAGCGGCTTGCTGGGCGAGTACGCCGCAAAGTTCGGTGACATCGACGAGCCGCCCGTGCCGGCGACCGAAATCATCGATTGTCACCTTGGGTTGTCTCTGGACTTCAAAGATCTGTGCGGGCGCTTCGGACGGCCGGATGTGCTGGGTGCGATCTGGGTCGAGGATCGCGAGGTGCTGATCGACCAGTCCCTCGATCCGTATGAGCATCCTGACCGTGAGGGGCGATACCACTTCACGATGGCTCATGAAACCGGCCACTGGGTTCTGCATCGGCACCAGTTGATCGAGGCCCGCAGCGCGGGGTTGTTCGGCGCGAAGGCCGAGCCGTCGGTGGTCTGTCGTGATTTGCCCAAATCGCGCAAGCCCAAGATCGAATGGCAGGCGGATGCGTTCGCCAGCTACCTGCTGATGCCCGAGCCACTGATGAAGCAATGGTGGAGCCGGATCAGCGGCAGCCCCGAGCCGTACGTGGCCGAGGCCGAGTTCGCTGAACGCCGCGCGCGTTTCGGCGTCGGCGCAGATGACTACCCCACGGTCGATGTCGCGCACCGGATGGCGGATGCCTTCAAGGTGTCCGGCCAGGCGATGCAGATTCGGCTTCTGGGCATGGGTCTGATCCTTGAAAGGCAGCCGCCACCATCCCTGTTCGGGTGATCGGCGTGTTTTTTTAACCCCAACCGTTTAGCGTCACGTTCACACTCCAGAAAGGACCCGATCAGCCATGGCCCAGAGCTTCCGACTCAAACGTTTCACCAACGTGGCGATCCTCAAAAGGATCGACTTCGCATTACTCATCCGGTTCTTCGAGTCACAGGCCGTCTTCCGGCGCTTCCTTGAGGAGCGAGGGCTCCGATGGACGCACGACCCGGACCAGTTCGAGTTCGAGGATCTGGCCCGCATCCTGATGTCGCCGGGCGTGGATACGCCCGAAGCACTGCTCGATGCACTGTACTTCGTCGACAACCTGGCCGATCCGGACTGCTACGAGCGGATTCTGCATGAATGCCAGGAACTGGAGATCGACCTGGGAACGGGCGACCCGTCTCCGGAAGACCTGACGCTGCTGGCCTGGCTGGCGGACCCCAACATCCTGGAGCGGGTACACGCCGAACAGTACCGGGCGCGGCCGCAGAAGTTCGAGTCGTACTTCACCTCCATGGTGCAGCGCCCCGACATGCCTCACCTGTCCGATGAACTGCTGCGACAGCTCGAAGACGATCTGAACGGGTGGTACGAGTTCAAGAAGAAGGGACGCGGTGCGCGCGTGTTCCCGTTTGTGCGGGAAGACGGGGTCTGGCTTCTGATCAGGCACGGCCAGCGGATCAAACGCGAGGGCACCGTGGAAGCGGATGGCGAATCCGGCAGCGTCTTTTATCGACCGGAGAAATTCGATGTGCTGATCCTCTACCCGCAGTCAGGTGAACTGGCGATCAACACGGAAACCAAGGGCGAACGCCAGGCCTTCTGCCTTTACCTCGGGAAGCATCTGTTCGGCGACGAGGCGTTCTTCCGCTTCGATGATCCCGTATCCAAGTACACGCTCCAGCCGCTGATCGACCATGGCCGGCAGTCCCTGCTGTGGAATGACGTGGATGGGCTTGACGGTATCGACCTCATCGAACTGCACATCGAGCACGACAGTGAACAGCATGATCTGGAAATCCGCCGCTCACACGATGTGTTCAGGGCACTGAAGGACAAGGGCCGCAATCTCGCTGACGAGTCGGCATCGATCCGGCTGGTCCGGGCCAAGTTCCGCGTGCGGTTCGTCGGGGGCAAAGAGCGGATCGTGACCATCGAACCGCCGAACATCGCGGCGTTCGACCGCGAATCGGACAGCGCCATCATTCATGAGTGGATGACGCGGCGCGGTTTCATCTGTTACGAACAGGAGCAGCAGGCCGATGTCGACGCTGACGCCGTTCTGGCGACTGCTTGAATCCCGGCCAAGCCGCACGGCGGTGGCAGCTGAATGGAAGCGTGTCGCAGGCGACTGCTTTCCCGTCATCGAGCCGATGCTGTCGCCGACGGGGCAGATGGCCACCAGATACCCCGACCTGCAGCGGCCGGGACGGTGGCTGCGGGTCATTCGTCACAACGATGGACTGATCACGGCCGTGGATGCCGATGACTGGCAGCGGCGGGTCCAGCTGCAACGGGACGACATCGTGCTGCATCGACTCAACCCGCGTGCGATCCGGAAGGTCGTGTGTGAAACGCTCAGTTGCCTGAACATCGCACGGACGCCGGTCGATGAGGCGACCACCTGCTTTCGCATCGCCAACTGGGAGCCGAAGAAGGCGGCAAGTTTCCCGGTGTTCCTGGTGATGTGCCAGCAGGCGTCCGGACTGTCGCATGCCGTGCTCGAGCTCGGTTCGAACAACGCGAAGCCGGGAGCGATCCTGCTTACACCGACCCGCGCGAACTGGACCGAAGCCATCGACACCAGGGCGCGCGATCAGAAGCTCATGCTGGTCACACTCAACGAGGTGTTGACGCCGGTTTCCGATGGCCTCGCTGAAACGCCCGCGTGGGAAGAGTATCTCCAGGCATTCTGTCAGCTGGTGGGTACGACGCTACTGGCCAACTACCGAAACAAGCGGTCAGCGCCGATAAGGGGCACTCGTACGGCGGACATCGAGAAGCTTGAAAGAGCCCTTGAGTCGCACCTGCTCGCCGCACGCGACCACGCATACACCCAGATCGATCGTGGGCAGGAGCCGACGTTGCTGCCTCTGCCTCAGCAGCAGGTTCTGGCGAAGAACCTCGGCATGACGACGTCGTCCGTTTCACGCTGCCGTCATGACAAGCGTGCCGTCAAGCTCCGCATCCTTTGGGACGCTGCGGAGTCTCTGGAATCGGTGCTGAACTACCAGCGCCGGCGCTGAGTCTACTCACAGAATCACTGACATCGCGATTGCAGTTACGGCGATCTGCTGCAACTGCAATCGCTTTTTTTATGCGCGCAACGTGCTGCTTTTGAGGCGCTTGCAGCGCTCGCAGAAGTTTTCGCGCCGCCATCTGCAACCGGCCCGGAGGTCGGAGCGGCCCGCCGTGGGTCGCGATTCGAAACCTCCGTTCCAGGAGATCTGCAGATGGCTACCAAAGCCGACCTCCCCGCGTCCGAACTGTTCCTTACCCCCCAAGTGCTGCGGCGCATCGAAGGCTCCGCCAGGCGGCTGCGCCGCAAGTTCGGCCTGAGCCGTGCCGACGGCGATGACCTGCAGCAGGATTTCTGCATCGCGATCCTACAGGCGCGACAGGTGTACGACCCGGACAAATGTCTGTTGCACCGCTTCGTGCTGATGGTGATCAACCGGCGATACAAGCACCATGTCCGCCGACTGATCCGAATTCGAGAAGGCTTCGGAAATACCCTCGACACAGTGGGGTTCGATGACGTCGAGTCGGGGCTCGATGTTCTGATTGTCGACCCCGTCGGCGAGAACCCGCATCGCAGCGTCGATCTGCGCGACGAACTCGACCACGCGATGCGCGGTCGCTCGGACTTCGAACATCAGCTCTGCGAACTGCTGAAGGCCGGGCACTCACCTTTCAGTGCCTCCCGCGAACTGAACGTGGCCCCCTCCACCGTGACGCGCGCCATGAAGCGCATCGCCTGTCACCTCGCGAAGCGCGAGGGTTTTTCTGAATTCCTGGGATCGCACGCAAAAAAACCGTGCCGCCTGCAAAAAGACAAAGGTGGAAGGACACAGCAATGACTACGAACACCAACGACAACCTGGCCATCGATCTCAGCGTTCTCGCCGCCGAACCGGCGGATGAATACCACGCGAAGGCCGGCGAGAATCTGTCGAGCCACCAGCTGATCGACTTCATGGCCTGTCCGTGGCTGTATCGCAAGAAGCAACTCGGTCTGATCCAGGACCCCCGGAATGGCGACACACCGGCGCTGCTGATCGGCCGGGCGACGCACGTCCGCATTCTCGAGGGCCGTGACGCCTACGAGACGCAATTCGCCATCGGCGGGCCGATCAATCTCAAGACGGGCAAACCGTTCGGATCGACGACGAAGGCGTTCGCCGAGTGGGCCGAGGCCCAGGGCAAGCCGGTGCTTTCGCACGACAACGTCGCCCTCATCGAGCAGATGGCCTCGGGCGTGGCGATGAACGACGAGGCCGTGGACCTGCTGCTCTACGGCCGATCCGAAGGCGTCGTTCGCGCCATGTACTGCGACACGCCTTGTCAGATCAGGATCGACTGGGTGCATCCGCACCGGGGCATCGTGGACCTGAAGACCACCGCCGATCTCACCTGGTTTGAAAACGAAACCAAGCGCCGGCGCTACCACAACCAGCTTGCTTTCTACCAGGCGGTGCTCGCCGAGATGATCGGCGAATACGTGCCTGTCTACCTGATCGCCATCGAAAAGATCGAGCCGTTCCGCTGCGGCGTGTGGCAGGTCAGTGAAAGCACACTGGCGATCGCGCGACAGGAGAACGAGGCGGCGATCGCTCGCCTGCGTCGGGCCTCGGAGATCGATGCGTTTCCGACGGGGTACGAGGACATCCGCGTGATGGAAGTCGCATAGCCCCTCTTCGCGCCCGGGCGGATTGCCCCCGGCAGCCGAGTGCCGCAAAGGCACGGAAGCGTGGACCGGCCCCCGGAGTGGGGGCGGCAGACGGCTCCGGACTTCTCCGCAACCGCCCGGGCGCTTTTTCACCCACGAACCCAAAGCCAATGAGGACCCGCACGATGAATCACAACTACCGCAACACCGACCCGCACACCTCCGCAATGGCCGGGCGGGAGATCGAGTCCAGCGGTTCGGCGCTACGGCACCGGGCCATGTGTTTCGACGCCGTTCAGCGGCTGCCCGGTCTGACCGCCCGCGAGATCGAAGACGAACTCGGCATCAAGGCGCACAAGCGTCTGCCTGAACTCCGCAAAGCCAACCTTGTCCGCAATGGGCCGGCACGCACCTGCACCGTCAGCGATCGAGAGGCGATGACCTGGCTGCCCGGCCCCTTCACACAATCACCCACCACCTGCACCGGAGCATGCGCATGACACTGATGGAACGCATCCACACCGGCCGACGCCACTCGCCGCCGCGACTGCTGATCTACGGCACCGAGGGCATCGGCAAGTCGACCGCCGCCGCCCAGGCACCCAACCCGATCTTCATCCAGACCGAAGACGGTCTCGACCAGATCGACTGCGCCAGTTTCCCCCTGGCGACCACGTTCGCGGAGGTGAAGGAGTCGCTGGCGGCGCTGATCAACGACGAGCACGACTTCGAGTCGGTCGTCATCGACAGCGTCGACTGGCTCGAGCGGCTGATCTGGGACGACCTGTGCCGGCAGTACGGCGTCACCAGCATCGAAAAGGTCGACGGCGGCTACGCCCGCGGATACACGCACGCCCTGACGCAGTGGCGTTCGGTGCTGCACGACCTCAACACGCTCCGCAACCGGCGCGGCATGTGCGTGATCCTGCTCGCCCACGCCAAGGTCGAGACCTTCGCCGATCCCGAGCACGCGGCCTACGACCGCTACTCGCCGCGCCTGCACAAGCACGCCACGGCGCTGATCACCGAATGGGCGGACGCGGTGCTGTTCGCCACGCGGAAGATCATCACCAAGACCGAGTCCGGGGGCGGCGGGTTCGGACGCGATCGGACCATCGCGGCTGGCCTGGGCAAGGATGGCGGTGAGCGTGTGCTTCGCACCGTCGGCAGCCCGGCCTGCGTGGCGAAGAACCGCTACGACCTGCCCGCTGAGCTTCCCCTCTCTTGGTCGGCGCTGATGCAGGCGCTGACCAGCACCACGAATGCCAGTCCCGATGCGAGACCGAACCTGCGCCTCGCCGGTGATCACACCACCCAACCCGCAACAACCAAGGAGTCCTGAACCATGGCAAACCTCAACGGATTCAATGCGCACGAAGTCGAACCCAATGCCGCCTTCGACCCGCTGCCGGCGGGCAAGTACCTCGCGGCCGTCACCGCGTCGGAGATGAAGCCGACGAAAAACGGCGACGGCAGCTACCTGCAGCTCGAGTTCACCGTCCTCGAAGGTGAGTTCAAGGACCGCAAGGTGTGGGACCGGTTGTGCATCAACCACCCCAACGCGACGACGGTGAAGATCGCCCGGGGCAACCTCTCGGCCATCTGCCGCGCCACTGGCGTGATGCAGCCGCGCGACTCGGTCGAGCTTCACAACATCCCGCTGCTGATCACCGTCAAGTGCAAGAAGCGCCAGGACACCGGCGAGCTGAGCAACGAGGTCAAGGGCTACGAGCCCAAGGCCTCGGTCACTTCCGGGGGCGGACAACCGCAACAGGCCCCTGTCACGAGCAACACCCCGCCCTGGAAACGCTGAACAACAGAAACACACCATGACACTGATCATCACGATGCTGATTCTCTGGATCATCTGTGCGCCACTGTGCTACCTGATCATGCGCCGGTTCCACGTTGCCGAGTTCGGCAAGTGGACGCAGATGGATCGCCTCTTCGGCCTGTGCCTGTCGGTTGCCGGTGGCCCAACGGCCCTGGTCGCCATCGGGTTCATCGCACTGCTGGTGTGGCTGCACACCATGTCTTGGGCTGACGAGGAGGCGAAGTGGTAATGGAAGCACTGGTTCTTCCTTATCCGCCGTCGGTCAATCACTACTGGCGGCACTACCGGGGTCGGATGGTCATCAGCCGGGAGGGCCGGGCGTACCGCGAACGCGTCCGCGCCCTCCTGGCCGCCCCCGGAAGCGGCGGCAACGGCCCCCGCAAGCCACCTTCCGGCGGCCGCATTGCACTGGACATGGATGCGTTCCCGCCCGACCGACGCCGGCGCGACCTGGACAACATCCAGAAGGCGGTGCTCGACTCGCTCGAGCACGGCGGTGTGTACGAGGACGACAGCCAGGTCGATCTGCTGATCACCCGCCGCTGCGGCATCACGCCGGGCGGTCGGATCGAGGTCGGCATCCATGACCTGCCCTTGCGCCGCTGCCCGCTCTGCGGTGCCCCAGCCAACCCGGAGAACAACTGACGATGAGCAAGCCGAAGCGAATCTACATCGCCGGGCCGATGACCGGGCATCCCGAGCACAACTTCCCGGCTTTCCACGCGGCGGCCGGACGGCTGCACGAAGCGGGATGCGAGGTGGTGAACCCGGCCGACAACTTCGGCGGACGCACTGACCTGCCCCGGTCCAGCTACCTTCGGGCCGACGTGGTGCTGCTGCTCCAGTGCGACGCCATGGCTGTGCTGCCCGGATGGGAGACGTCGCTGGGCGCGAAGCTCGAATACCTGCTGGCGCGTGAACTGCAGATGCCCATCTTCGACACCGAGACGCTCCAGTCGCTCGACTCACTGCCTGACGCGAAGGTGGTGCTGGGCGGTGATCGTGACGGCGAATCAGTTCTCGACGAAGCGAAGCGCATCACCACCACCACCCGCCACGGCGACTATGGCCACCCCGCCGACGACTTTGCCCGTACCGCCCGCATGTGGTCGGGCATTCTGGCCAACAAGCTGCGTGAGGGCACCGAGGTCACGGCGATGGACGTGCCGCTGTGCATGATCGCTGTCAAACTCGCCCGCCAGGCCCACCGCCACAAGCGGGACAACCTCGTCGACGTCGCCGGCTACGCCAGAACGGCCGCCATGGTCGCGGGGGTGGAGTGATATGGCGAAAACCGCTCGCGCCAAAACCAAAAGCAAGACCCTGGTCGCCTTCGGCGACGTGCACATCCCGCATCAGAACGCCAAGGCGGTGGAGGTGTTCTGCCGCGCGGCCGAGCACATCCGCCCCGAGCTGATCGTGTGCCTGGGCGACCTGCTCGATTGCGGGCAGTTCTCGTCGCATCCGCCGACGTACGGGGTGCCGGAGACGGACTACCACGACGATCTGAAGACCGCCAACGCGCTGCTCGACCGCGTGCAGGCGTGCTGCGACAAGCTGGTGATGGTCGAAGGCAACCACGAGTACCGTCTCGATCGGTGGGCGGCAGCAACCAGCGAGGGGCGCGGGGCCTACTCCATGCTCGCGCCGCGTTTGCAACTGAGCAAGGGCCGCTCGAAGTTCACTTACGTGCCCTACGGGTCGGCCACGGCGCGCTACCCGCACTACGCGATCAACAATCGCATCATCGCCGTGCACGGCTGGTCCTTCGCCCGCCACGCGACGAAGAACCACCTGCAGATCAGCCAGGGCAAGAGCGTCATTCACGGCCACACCCACCGCGCCGACTCCAGCATGATCCAGAACATCTGGTCGCCCGGGCAGATCGTCCAGGCCCGCAGCGGCGGCTGCCTTTGCCAGCCCATCCCGCTCTACGGCACCGGCCGGCCCGTGGAGTGGGTCAACGGCTTCATCCTCGGCTACCTCGGCCGACGCAGCGACACGCTCTACACGATTCCCATTCTGGACGACCGGTGCATTCTGCCCGACGGCAAGGAGGTGGCGGCATGACCACGGCGGTTGCGCCATCCAACCCCATGACGCTGCGCCCGTACCAGGCCGAGGCGGTCGAGGCGGTGTACCAGCACCTGCGCACGCGGGACGACAACCCGTGCGTGGTGATCCCGACGGCCGGCGGGAAAACGCCGGTGATGAGCACCATCTGCCGCGACGCCGTCCAGCAATGGGATGGCCGCGTGCTGGTCCTGGCGCACGTGAAGGAACTGCTCGAACAGGCGGTGGACAAGCTGCACGCCACGGCCCCCGACCTCTGGCACCGCATCGGGGTCTACTCCGCCAGCCTCAAGAGCCGGGACACCGACCATTCCATCATCGTCGCCGGCATCCAGAGCGTGTACCGCCGGGCGGCCGAGCTGGACCGCTTCGACCTCATCCTTATAGATGAGGCGCACATGATCCCGCCCGCGGGCGACGGGATGTACCAGCAGTTCCTCGCTGAGGCGAAGATCGTCAACCCGAACGTGCGGCTGATCGGGCTGACGGCCACGCCGTACCGCATGACCACGGGCACCATCTGTTCCCCTGCCCCGGAAGGGCTGCTCAATCACGTCTGCTACGAGGTGGGCGTGCGCGAGCTGATCGTGCAGGGGTATCTGTGCCCGCTCAAGAGCAAGGCCGGCCGGCGCAAGGCCGACACGTCCGGGCTGCACCTGCGGGGCGGCGAGTTCATCGCCGGTGAGGTCGAGGCGCTGATGGACGAGGACGGACTGGTGCGCTCGGCGTGCCGGGAGATTGTCGATCAGACCGAGAATCGCAACAGCGTGCTCATCTTCGCCGCCGGTGTGGACCACGCCCTGCACATCCAGAAGGTGCTGGAGGAGATGGGCCGCGAATGCGGGTTCGTCTGCGGAGAGACGCTGCCCTTCGAGCGGACGCAGACGCTGGAGCGCTTCAAAAACGGCGACCTCAAGTACTTGGTCAACGTGAACGTCCTGACCACCGGGTTCGATGCGCCGAACATCGACGCGGTGGCGCTGCTGCGGCCGACGAACTCGCCGGGCCTCTACTACCAGATGGTCGGGCGGGGCTTCCGCCTGCACCCGTCGAAGGAGAACTGCCTGGTCCTCGACTTCGACGGCAACATCCTGCGGCACGGGCCGGTCGATGCGCTGCAGGTCGAGGATCGGTCGCCGGGCAATGGCGAAGCACCCGCCAAAGAATGCCCGCAGTGCAACGCGGTCATCCACGCCGCCTACAGCGTCTGTCCTGAATGCGGGTATGAATTCCCGCCGCCGCAGCGCGACCAGCATGAGCGTGAGGCGTCGACCGCCGGGGTGCTTTCCGGCGAGGTCACGGAGACCGAGTACGAGGTCCAGGACGTTTACTACTCGGCCCATGTCAAGCGCGACGCCCCCGAGGGGCACCCGCGCACGCTGCGTGTCGACTACCGCGTCGGCTTCAACGACCACCGCAGCGAGTGGGTCTGCGTCGAGCATCCGCCCGGCAGTTACGCCCGGCAAAAGGCGGAAGCCTGGTGGCAGATGCGCTCCAACGACCCGTGCCCGGCCGACGCCGACGAGGCGGTCGAACTGGCCGACGCCGGTGCGCTCGCGCCCACGCACGCCATCACGGTGCGCAGCGTGACCGGCGAGAAGTACGACCGGATCGTGAACTACCAGCTCGACGACAAACCGCCCGCCATCACCATCGGCGATCTGGCTGGTGGTGAACCGGAATACATGCCCCGTCCGGGGGCCGACGATGAGGTGCCGTTCTGATGCTGACCGAAACGGCCATGTCCTATCACCGCGCCGGCCTGTGCGTGCTCCCGGCCAGGCGGGCGGAGAAGCGCCCGGCTGTCGGTGCATGGAAGCGGTATCGGCGGACAAGGCCGACCGAGGCCGAGTTGTCGGCGTGGATGGCGAACAATCCCGACGCCATCTGCATTCTCTGCGGCGCGGTGTCGGGGAACACCGAGATCATCGACTTCGACGCCGGCGGGGAACTGTTCTCGGCGTGGTGGAACCGCATCCCAGCTGACCTGCACGATCGGCTCGTGGTCGAGGTCACGCCCTCGGGCGGCTACCACGTGATCTACCGCTGCGAGGTGCCGGTTTGCGGCAACCTGAAACTGGCGCAGCGAAAGGTGGATGGCAAGGTCGTCACCCTCATCGAGACGCGCGGCGAGGGCGGGTTGTTTCTGTGCGCCCCGACCATGGGCTACATCCTCGGCCATGGCGACCTGCGCGATCCGCCGGTCCTGACCGAGACGGAGCGTGATTTACTGCTCCAGGCGGCATGGGAACTGAACGAGTATCTGCCGCCGGTGGTGAATGGCCCCCGGGGTGGGACACCATCGGCGAATGTCGGCCACCACGAGGCATCATCGGCAGAGAATGGGCGAGTGTCGGCCGACATGCCGCACATGGTCGATTGTCCGTCGAACAATGGCATGGTCGGCCAGAGAATGCCCATGTCAGCCGGACCATACGGCTCTCTGGCAGAGAACGTTGACAGGCCCGGCGACGATTTCAACACGCGCGGAGATGTGCGGGCTGTGCTTGCACAACACGGATGGGTGCGGGTCAAGGGCGGGGAGAATGAATATTGGCGACGGCCCGGCAAGGAATCGGGCATGTCCGCTACGCTGAAGGACGGCGTCTTCTACGTCTTCTCGTCGAACGCCGCACCGTTCGAACCGAATCGCGCTTATTCTCCCTTCGCGGTGTTCTCGCTGCTCAACCACGGCGGCGACTTCGAACAGGCGGCGCGTTCTCTGCGACTGTCGGGCTACGGCGGCGACCCCGGAAGTTCTCTGGCAGACAACGCCCATGGCGTGGACATCTCCGGCATGGTTGGCATCATCGGCCATGGTGCGTCGGACAATTCCGACATTCGCCGGTGTGCGGCCGAGAACGCCGACAATTCCGAGGGTCGCCCAGACATCACCGATCCGGGGCCGATGTCGGACGAGATGCTGCGCGTGCCGGGCTTCGTCAGCGAGGTGATGGACTACTGCCTGGCCACCGCGCCGTACCCGAACCAGGTCATGGCGTTCGCCGGGGCGCTGTCGCTGCTGGCGTTTCTGGCTGGGCGCAAGGTCCGCGACAGCGGGGACAACCGCACCAACATCTACCTGCTGGGTCTGGCCCATTCGGCCTCGGGCAAGGACTGGCCCCGCAAGATCAACACCCGCATCCTCCACGAGGTCGGCCTGGCCGAATCGCTGGGCGAGCGCTTCGCGTCCGGTGAAGGCATTCAGGACGCGCTGTTCCAGACGCCGAGCATGCTCTTTCAGACCGACGAGATCGACGGCATGCTTCAGTCGATCAACAAGGCCAAGGACGCCAGGCACGAGGCGATCATGAGCACGCTGCTGACGATGTATTCCTCGTCCAACAGCGTGTTCCCCATGCGGCGCAAGGCGGGCAAGGAATCGCCGGGCGTGATCGATCAGCCATGCCTGGTGATCTTCGGCACCGCGATCCCGAATCACTACTACGAGGCGCTCAGCGAGCGGATGCTCACCAACGGCTTCTTCGCCCGCATGATCATCCTCGAAGCCGGCCCCCGGAACTCTGGTCAGGAACCAAGCATCTGCGACCTGCCCGAGCGCGTGGTAGAGACGGCGACCTGGTGGTCCAAACTCCATCCCGGCGAGCACCGCGCCAACCTGCTCGACGTTCACCCCGTACCCGCCATCGTCGGGCATACGGATGAAGCCCGACGCCTGCTCATCGAGACCCGTGAGGAGGCCGAGGCCGAGTACGCCGAGGCGGAGGCGAAGAGCGATTCCGTCGGCACCACCGTGTGGGGCCGCGTCAGCGAGCAGACGCGCAAGCTGGCGCTGCTGTACGCGATCAGCGAAGACCACGAGTCCCCGTCCATCGGGATCGACGCCGTGCGGTGGGCGTCGCGCTTCGTGATGCACCAGACCCGCCGCATGCTGTTCATGGCGGCAGGCCACGTGGCGGAGAACCCCTTTCACGCCGAGTGCCTGAAGGCGGTGGAGAAGCTGCGGAGCGCCCCGGGGCACGAACTGCCTCACAGCGTCCTGCTCAAGCGGATGAAGATGGACTCCAAGAGCTTCGGCATGCTCGTGGAGACGCTGGTCCAGCAAGGCGACATCGAGGTGGTCACCGTGCCCCGGGCAGGTTCAGCGCTTCGGGTGTACCGCCTGCCGCAGGGGGTGAAACCTGACGGTGAAACCAGCGACGGGGGTGAAACGTGAACAGCAATGGCGCGCCTGCAAGACCGCGAATCGGTGGTCAGGTTTCTCTGGTTTCACCCACGTTTCACCTCCGCAGGGTGAAACGTGAGAAACGCGGAAACAGCATGAATACAGAGAGAAACAACAACTCTCTCTTCATGTTTCTCTCTTTCACCCCCACCCCCTCGCGCGACACCCGCCCGTGTGTATCTGCGTGTGTACGTGAGACGGGGGGTGAAAGGGTGAAACGTGAACCACGCCGCCCCCGGATTACCCCCGCGTCGCCCACGTTGGCCCGTGTCGCGTCCGGCCAACCCGGTGGTACGGACGCGGCCACCGGACGCCCCTCTCCGACAGGGGCGACCGTGGGCCGAGGCCCCGCCGTCTGCCACTGTGGCAGCGCGTCGCGGTTCCTTCCCGGCGCACCTGCCCGAGATGGCACGGGAACGCGTCGGCTGTCTGCACACAGTTTGTTTGCGCTGTCCGGATTTTCGCCGGAGGCACTTCTGACCCCACCCGGCCCCCAACGCACACGGAGGTGCATCCATGACGACCGCCACATACGACGTCCAGCTTCGCAAGATCGATGACATCCGCCCCTACGAACGCAACCCGCGTCTGAACGACAAAGCAGTGGATGCCGTGGCCGAGTCCCTGCGCGAGTTCGGCTTTCGCCAGCCCATTGTCGTCGATACCGACGGCGTGATCATCGTCGGTCACACGCGGTGGAAAGCGGCGAAGAAGCTGGGCCTGGCCAAGGTGCCGGTGCATGTCGCCACCGACCTGTCGCCCGAACAGATCAAGGCGTACCGCATCGCCGACAACAGGACCGGCGAGATCGCCGAGTGGGATATGGAAATCCTGCCCATCGAGCTGAACGACCTGCGCGAGGGCGGATTCGACATGATCGTGCTGGCCTTCGACGAGGAAGAACTGGGCAAGCTGCTCAGCAGCGCCGAGGGCGTGACCGAAGGACTGACTGACCCGGACGAAGTGCCCGAGCCGCCCGATGCCCCGATCACACAGCGCGGCGACATCTGGGTGCTTGGCGACCCCCGGAATGGCCACCGGCTCATGTGTGGCGACAGCGGCAGCGTCGAGGACCTCGACCGGTTGCTGGATGGGACGACCATCGACCTGGTGAACATGGACCCGCCCTACAACGTGAAGGTCGAGCCGCGCAGCAACAACGCCATCGCCGCCGGCCTGTCCAGCTTCCAGGCCACGCGCAAGATCGACTATCGCGGCGAGGATGGTCATCGTTCCGGCCGCAAGAAGACGCAGATGCACCACCAGGGGCTGGACCTCGCCCGTCACCCGGAGAAGGCCAAGGGCACGCACAAGAAGATGCGGGCCAAGGACCGACCGCTGGCGAACGACTTCGTCACCGCAGAGGCGTTCGACGAGATGCTGGTTGCCTGGTTCGGCAATGCCTCGCGTGTGCTCAAGCCCGGAGGCTCGTTCTACATCTGGGGCGGCTACGCCAACCTCGGCAACTACCCCGGCCCACTGAAGGCGTGCGGGCTGTATTTCAGCCAGGGGATCGTCTGGGACAAGCAGCACCCGGTGCTGACGCGCAAGGACTTCATGGGCGCGTTCGAGATCTGCTTCTACGGGTGGAAAGAAGGCGCGGGCCATCACTTCTACGGCCCGAACAACGCCACCGACCTGTGGCACGTCAAGAAGGTCAACCCGCAGAACATGATCCACCTGACCGAGAAGCCGGTCGATCTGGCGGTGCATGCGATCCAGTATTCGTCCAAACCCGGCGAGAACGTGCTCGACCTCTTCGGTGGCAGCGGTTCGACGCTGATCGGATGCGAGCAGACCGGGCGGCGGGCATTCCTGATGGAACTCGACCAGGCGTACTGCGACGTGATCGTGCAGCGCTGGGAGAAGTTCACCGGGCGCAAGGCCGAACGCATTCCCGCGTCTGAGGAAGCGGAGGTGACGGCATGAACGGCATCGTCCTCAGCCTCTGCGACTACACCGGCAACATGGTCCAGCCGTGGCTCGATGCGGGCTACGAGTGCTGGATCGTGGACGCCCGGCACGAGCCCGGTGAACACCGCGCCGGCAACCTGGTGCGCGTCGGTGCCGATGTGCGGGACTGGTTGCCGCCCCGCGTCGAGTACGCCATCGCGTTCGCCTTCCCGCCCTGCACTCATCTGGCGGTATCCGGGGCGAGGTGGTTCCGATACAAGGGGCTGCGGGCGCTATCGGAGGCGATCGACACTTTCGGTGCTTGCGTTCGCATCTGTGAGTGGGCCGGCGCGCCTTGGATGGTAGAAAACCCGGTGTCCGTCATCTCCAGCCACTATCGAAAGCCCGACTTCACCTTCGATCCGTGCGACTACGGCGATCCATGGACGAAGAAGACGTGCCTGTGGACCGGAGGCGGTTTCATCATGCCGGCGAAGCGGCGGGTCGAGCCGGTGATGGGGAGCATCATCCACCGCATGCCCCCGTCGCCGGATCGCGGGCATCTGCGCAGCGTGACGCCGAAAGGATTCGCCGCAGCGGTCTTCGATGCGAACGCCGGTGCCGTCCGGACTGGGACAACCCCGACCGAGGCCGGGGCTGTCCAGGAGGTGGGAAGATGAAATCAATCAGTCTGCGGGCATTCCGCCAAGTGCATGAACTCGATCATGGCGTCCTCGTACAGCCAGCCCGATGCGGGGTAGGTGCGACGACGCCTGACTTCGACGCACCCGCGTTCCTTCATGAACGCCAGCGCGACGTTGACCTGCGTGTACGGCGCGTCGATGGCCTCGACCAGTTCCTCGAGGGTCGAACCACCCGCCGCCCGTTCCTCGATGGCGTAGGCCACCTCGCGGAACACGTCGCGCGTGCATCGGTGCGTGTAGTTGCTATCCGATTGGTCTGCGAAGCTGACGGTAATCTCGAGGTGATCGTCGAGCACGCGGAAATCCACGTCGCGCTGTCGATGGGGTCGTGGCATGCATCACGCTCCCTTCGCCAAGGTGAACAGGCCTCGCTCGATCTTGGTGAAGCGCGAGACGTCGCCCTTCTTCTGCAGCTCGCGGAGGATTCCGGAGTACAACGTGGCCGCAGGCGTAGGCGCGTCGCTGGTCCAGTAGCCCTTGGCGGCCATCGCCTCGACCATGGCCTTGGTGTTCAGCGGTTCGCCGGCCTCTTCAAGCACCTTGGCGGCGGCGTCGAGGCAGGACATGCCCTCGCGCTTCTTCGTGGTGCGGGCCTTGGCCTGCCTGGAATCCTTCGCGCTCTCGGCCATCGTCCGTTCGCTGGTGGTCATGCCGTCCTTCGCCTTGGCCCGTTCGTCACGGACGCGGGCGTTCTCCTGGTCGGCCTTGTGCTGAGCCTGCAGCGATCTGCGTTCGGTGGCGGTCAGCTTCTTCTTCACCGGTCGCTTGGCCGGGGACGCGTCAGCGTTGGTCTTCGTCTCTTCGCGGAGGCGCTGAGCGCTCTTGATCCGGATGGCCTTGCCGGTCTTGACGCTGGTGCCTTCCCATCCGCCGTTGTCGTGCTCACGGGTGATCTTGACCGGCACGAGGTTGCCGGCGACCTTCACGAGGTAGGTTGCGCCAATCTGAACGTCGGACTTCTTCATCGCGTGTCTCCTTGTTGGAGGTTGAAACAGAAATGCTCAGCGACATTCGCTGAGCAGGTCTTCGATCTCTTGCGGCTCGCCGTTGGAGAGAAAGGCGAGCGTCTCGATCAGCTTCTCGCGGACATGCCCGAGGTCGCCGGCATAGCCCCAGTCCCTGGGCTTCGCCTTCGCGTTGGTCTTGTGCTTGTCGAGTTCGAGCTCGATCCAGTCGAGAACGCGGGCGATGTCCTCGCGGCGTTCGTCGTAGAGTTCGCGGGCGGTTTGCTTGGCCATGGTGGTGCGCTCCTCTCAGAGTTCCGTGATCACGCGGAAGTTCGGGGAGATGGTCCATCGCGGCAGGCCACGCTCATCGGTCGCGACGAGCCGGCTGTTGATGTTCGACGCATCGTCGTACAGCTCGAACATCCGTCGGCTGACGCGTTCGGCGGCGGCGACCATGCTTTCCGGCGACCCGTCGTGGCGTTCGACCAGATGGTCGAATGCCTCGCCGTAGCGACTGCAGACTTGACGGATGACGAGGTTCCGGCCTCGGCGGGTGATCTCGATGGATGGGGATCGGGTCATGTGGCTATCCTTTCAGTCCGCGAAGCGCTGCAGCTCGCGGTAGTAGTCGTGGATCATGCTGTTGGTGCCGACGACGCCGTCGCAGCGCCGCTGGATGGTCTCGGCGATCTTGAACAGCTCGTCCTCGCTGGTGCGGGCGGGAATCTCCCAAGTCATCCACGCCTGCTCCTTCTTTGGCTCGCGCAGGATGCTGTCGATCCGGATGGTGCCGCTGCCGCGCTGCCGTTCGATGGCGACGTGCCCGGCGATTCCTTCGAGTTCGATTCGCTTGGTTCGCATGGCTATTTCCTTGTTAATGCTGGCTTTACACACACATGAAGCCATGGCTGCGCGAGAACATCAAGGCCGGTTGGCCAGATGTCGCGATTAATCTTCAGCCCCCGGAAACATTGCCGTAAGTCCCGATGAAGCAAAGAGATGAACAACCCCAGAAGCTGCAGATCACGGCGATCTCCGTCGTGGATGCGGCCAAGGTGCTGGCTTCGGCCTATGGCCGGCGCGTGACCGAGGCCCAGGTGCGCGCTGTCGCCGAGGCGGGCGGGTTGGTGAGGGCGGACGGCACGATCAACCTTCTCGAGTACGTGGCGTACCTGGTGCGGGAGGCGGCCCATGGCCAGTGAAGCGACCTCCGAAATGATCAACCCGCGCCGCCTCAAGCCCGCCGTGCTGGCGCGCCTGCTCAACTCGCTGGGTCAGGGCGAGGTGATCAACGAGCGCCAGCTCCACCGGCATCGCAACCGCGCCGGGTACACGATCGGCGATGCGAAGACCGTGGACCTGTTCCGTTACGCCGCCTGGCTCACGCTCGAGTACCACAAGCCCCGGGATGAGCCTGCCAGTTACGACGAGGTGAAGCGACGTCAGGCCGAGCGCAACGCCGAACTGGTGCGCGCCGCCCAGGACATCGGCGAGATTCCGCAGGTCGTCGACTCCAAGCGCCGCGCCATCTGCGAAGAATCCTTCCGGGACTTCTGCGAGACATACTTCGCCGATGTGTTCTACCTGCCGTGGTCGGACGATCACCTGCGCGTGATCGACAAGATCGAGAAGGCGGTCCGCACCGGCGGGCTGTTCGCCATGGCCATGCCGCGCGGCAGTGGCAAGACAGTCCTGTGCCAGACGGCTGTATTGTGGTCGGCGCTGAACGGCGCGACGCCGTTCGTCTGTCTGATCGCGGCCAGCGCCGAGCGTGCCCGCGACCTGCTTGAGAACATCAAGATATGGCTCGAGACGAACCCGCTGCTGCACGCCGACTTTCCCGAGGTGACCTACCCGATCCAGTGTCTGGAGCGGATCACCAACCGGCAGAAGGGGCAGAAGCACAAAGGCGAGCCGACTCGGATCGACTGGTCGTCCGATCGCATCGTGCTGCCCACGATCCAGGGCAGCAAAGCCAGTGGTGTTGTCATCTCCTGCTCGGGCATGAAGGGCAGCGATATTCGCGGGCAGAACTATGCCCGCGCTGATGGACAGGTGGTGCGACCGCAGCTGGTCCTTGTCGACGACCCTCAGACGACCGAGTCGGCCTGGTCGCCGTCGCAGTCGCAACGTCGCGAGGCGATTCTGGCCGGCGACGTGCTGGGTATGGCCGGCCCGGGCAGGAAGATCGCCGGCCTGATGGCCTGCACTGTGATCCGCCCGGCGGACATGGCGGACAACATCCTCGACCGCGAAAAGCACCCGGAGTGGCAAGGCGAGCGAACGAAGATGGTCTACGCCTTCCCATCGAGCGAAAAGCTGTGGGCGAAGTATGCCGAGCTGCGCGCCGACTCGTTGCGCAATGACGGCGATGGCAACGAGGCCACCGAGTTCTACGTCGCCAATCGCGATGCGATGGACAAGGGCGCGGTGATCGCCTGGCCGCAGCGGTTCAACGAGGACGAGGTCAGCGCGATCCAGCACGCGATGAACCTGCGCTACCGCGACGAGGCCGCGTTCTTCGCCGAGTACCAGAACGAGCCGATCGTGGAGGAGATCGGCGAGGAGATGCTCACCGCCGAGCAGATCGCCGCCAAGCTCAACGGTTACCGCGCCGGCGAGGTTCCCATCGGTTGCAGCCATCTGACGATGTTCATCGACGTGCAGCAGAAGGTGCTGTTCTGGATGCTCTGCGCGTGGGAGGACGACTTCACGGGGTACATCATGGACTACGGCGCGTGGCCTGAGCAGAAGCGGGCTTACTTCACGCTCCGGGACGTCCACTCCACGCTCGGCCGCGCGACGCCCGGTGCGGGCCTCGAGGGCCAGATCTTCGGCGGGCTGGAGAAGTTGACGGCTGAAAGGCTCTCACGTGCCTATCGGCGCGAGGACGGCGCGGAGATGCGCATCGACCGCTGTCTGATCGACGCCAACTGGGGGCAGAGCACGGACGTGGTGTATCAGTTCTGCCGCCAGAGCCCGCACGCGGGACTGCTGCTGCCGGCGCACGGCAAATACGTCGGCGCGTCCAGTATCCCGTTCAGTGAATACAAGCGCAGACGTGGCGACCGCGTCGGTCTGCACTGGCGCATTCCCAACACCGTCGGCAAACGCCAGGTGCGGCATGTGTTGGTGGACACGAACTACTGGAAGACATTCGTCCATGCCCGGCTGACCGTGGCCATGGGCGATCCGGGCTGCCTGTCGCTGCCGGGACATGACGACAAGACCCATCGGCTCCTGGCCGACCATCTGACTGCTGAATACCGCGTGAAGTCGATGGCACAGGGCCGCACGGTCGATGAGTGGAAACTCCGCGCCACCCGCCCCGACAACCACTGGCTGGATTGCCTGGTGGGATGCGCGGTGGCCGCGTCGATTCAGGGCGCGATGCTACCGGGGGTGGATTCTGGCCGACGCCAGTCACGCCAGAGACTGAAACTCTCGGCGCTGCAGCAGCGTGACAGTTGATCCCGCGAAAGTTTTTCTTTCGATTTTCTGCAAGCCACGCAAAAAAACACCGCCTCCTGCAAAAAGACAACAGTGAGGAGACGTGGTGTCTATGTCCGAGCAGATCAGCGAATCCATCAAGACCAACGCCGAAGGGCCGGCCAAAGCCAGCGGCGATTCGGGCAGCGTCGAGCAGCACAAGCTCTCTGAGCAGATCGCCGCCGACAAGTACCTCGAGTCGAAGAAGGCCAGCCGCGCCAAAGGCCTGGGCATCAAGCTCGCGAAGATCTCGCCCCCCGGAACTGCGGGAGGGACCGTCTGATGTGGCCGTTCCCCCGGAAGAGTCTCGCAAAGCCGCAGCGTCATCGGTCGACGATGCCCGCCGTCGTTCGGGCGCGGTACGACGCGGCGCAGACCACCGCCGAGAACGCCCGGCACTGGGCGATGGCCGATGCGATGTCGGCAGACGGCGCGGCCTCGGCGGATGTCCGCAAGAAGCTGCGCGAACGGACACGGTACGAGGTGGCGAACAACTCTTATGCCAAGGGCATCGTGCTGACGATCGCCAACGACGCCATCGGCACCGGGCCGCGTCTGCAGCTTCTGACCAACGATGCCGGGATCAACCGGCGGGTCGAGAACGCATTCGCGGAATGGGCCAGGGCGATCGACCTGGCCGAGAAGCTGCGGGCCATGCGGATGGCCAAGGCCACCGACGGCGAATCCTTCGCCGTGCTCACGGCCAACCCGGTGATCGATTCGCCGGTCCAACTCGATGTGCAACTCGTCGAGGCCGACCGCGTGGCCTCGCCGGTCATGTCGTTCCTGCCGACGACCAACGACATCGACGGCATCATCCTCGATCCTTACGGCAACCCCCACACATACACCGTCCTGCGTCAACACCCCGGCGACCCCGGAAACCTGACCGCGTGGAAGGCGCAGTACGACGTGGTGCCCGCCGACGCCGTCGTGCACTGGTTCCGTGTGGATCGACCCGGCCAACGCCGTGGCATCCCCGAGATCACGCCGGCGCTGCCGCTGTTCGCCCAACTACGACGCTACACGCTGGCGGTCATCGCCGCCGCCGAGACCGCTGCCGATTTCGCGGCCGTGCTGTTCACCGATGCTCCGGCCAACGGCGAAGCGCAGGCGCTGGAACCGATGGACGTGGTCGAGCTTGAGAAGCGCATGGCCACCGTTCTGCCCGACGGGTGGAAGCTCGGCCAGGTCGATGCCAAGCAGCCCAGCACCGGTTACCGCGAGTTCAAGCACGAGATTCTCAACGAGATCGCGCGATGCCTGAATCTGCCGTTCAACGTCGCCGCCGGCAACAGCGCCGGCTACAACTACGCCTCCGGCCGCCTCGACCACCAGACCTACTTCAAGTCCATCCGCGTTGAGCAGGCGCACCTGGCCGAAGTGGTGCTCGATCGCATCTTCGCCGCGTGGGTTCATGAGGCGATGTTGATGACCGAATTCGCCTTCCTGCGAACGGCCGGGGCGGTGCCGCACCAGTGGTTCTTCGATGGCACCGAACACGTCGACCCGGCTAAGGAGGCCAATGCCCAGGCGACACGGCTTTCGAGCAACACCACCACGCTCGCGGCGGAATATGCCCGTCAGGGCAAAGACTGGGAGACCGAGCTGCGCCAGCGCGCCAAGGAGCGGGCGCTGATGCAGGAACTTGGGCTGATCGACTCGGTCGCAGCCCCCACCCCCGACACGGACGAAGACGAGGAGACCGACACGGATGCCCCCGCCCCCGGAAGAAAAGTCAATGAACAAGACCAGGCAGCCTGACTATCTCAGCTTCCGCTGCCCGCTGACCGTCGAAGCAGCGGCCCCCGGAAGTGACGGCAAACTTCCGGGGGTGCCCAGGTTCAGCATGGTGGCCTACACCGGCGGGCTGATGCGAATCACCGGGTTCCCGCACCCGATCGTGGTCGATCTCGAAGGCCTGGCCATCGAACGACAGGACATCCCCGTCCGCCTCGACCACAACCCGCGCCAGGGCGTGGGCCACACCCAGCGTGTGCTGATCGAGAAGACTTCCGGAGGTTCCGGGGGCGGTCAGGTCATCGCCGAGGGCCTGGTCAGCCGCGACACCAGTTGGGCACGCGATGTTGCGAAGAGCGGGACGAACGGCTTCCCCTGGCAGGCCAGCATCGGCGCTGCCGTGGTGGACGCCGAGTTCGTGCCCAACGGCCAGCGCATCACCGTCAACGGTCGAACCTTCGACGGGCCGCTGCACGTGGTCCGCAAGGCCATCCTCAAAGAGATCTCATTCGTCGACAGCGGTGCGGATACCGCCACGTCGGCACGTATCGCCGCCCAGCACAACCCCCGGAAGGAACACGCAGTCATGAACGACAAGAACACCGCCACGCAGGACGACACCCAGCAGGATGCGGGTCAGACCGCCCCCGGAAGCACCACCCAAACCTCCGACTCCAAGGGCGAAGCCGCTGCGCCCAAAAGCGAATCGGCGCAAGATGCGACGCCGCAGCCGTCGAAGACGCCGACAGCGGCCCAGACCCCGGAAACCCCCGGCACCGTCAATGCGTCCGCTTCCGACAATTCCGGGGGTGGGGGTGATCCGGTGACCGAC